GCGTCAACATGCTCAAATATTAGCCTGTCAAATGTACAGGGACACGACAGCGGGAGCAATGGGGTTAAAGTCGATAGTGATTGCGCAAACGTTGTAGCTCTAGGTTGCCAAGGATCAGGGAATGGCGCGGCAAATCTTTCTATACAAGGGACTAATGTCAGGCCGACTGTGATCTCTGATTTCAATATCGGATAACCAATCCTCTGCGGATCGCTTATCGAGCCGCCTTTTTGCTTTCAATCTAACTGCTCAATAAAAACTTCAATGCGCGGGTTTTGCCTGTCAATTCCCGCGTATTCTTCGCTTGATTTAACTATAAAATCGCAATTATCATCCTCAATCAATCCAGCTTCGACTAAGGCATCTTGAAAGAATTTCCGCGACACAGAACAGAAATTATCTAGGTCAGTCCCTTTGCGTTTTGCATAATATTTATACCTAATCTTAATTGGCGGCTCTATAGCATCAAGCGATAGCAGTTGCGGCAAAATCATCTTTTTAAATCTCTTTTTAGCAGAGTTAGCTGATTGATAATGCGCGTTTCTATACCAATTCAATGTCAGCGACTTATTGGGATTCTTTGCGGAAACCACTCCATAAATCGGAAGTGTTAGTTTTATCATCTCATACCCCTATATTTATTTATCGCACCTCTAAGCATTTCACGGCTATCTTCATCGGCGCTATCAATGGCCGATTTAACATCGTAGCGGCCTATCTTAGCGTGTTTAAGCTGCCACACTAGCAATGCTGCATATTTATCTAGCTCTATGTCTGCGCGTTGCTCTGGCGTTAATATTCCTCAAAGGTTCAGTCTTATTTCCTATAATCCTCCTTCCCTTATAACTACCCTCGTTTCATGGTATAATGTTTTATTAAGTTTTATTTGGAGACAACAAATGCCAACACCGTGGGGAATAAGTAATGAGTGGGGTTTTTATCGTCCCAATCTTACAGAAATTATAGAAAGCATTCAACAAGATTTAAAAGATTATTTTGGAAACGAAATCAACGTAGGTGATAACTCTGTAGCTGGTATATTAGCAAAGATGCAAGCTGGACGAGAGTTTAAATCATGGCAACAATTAGAAGCAACTTACAACTCTCAAACTCTTAACGGAGCAGAAGGTGAGTTCCTTGATGAACTGTACGCTTACCAAGGCATTCCTCGTAATGCAGCAACATTTGGTACTGGAGCAGCAATTGTAGAAACAGACTCCACTTCTGAGAATATTGATGAGATTGTTGCAGGTGTCACTTTTAGTTCTATTGCAGGTGCACAATATGTAGCAGAAACCTCTCGGACAATGAGTGACTTTGTTAAAGGGTATAAGATTGAAGGGGGTACATTAGCTACAGGTACTTACACATTTACAGTTACAAATGCTGATAATTTAATTAGCAGTGCAACATACGCACTAGTTTCGAATGATGATGCAGATAAGCTAACATTTTTTAACAACTTGAAATCCTTCTTTGATTTAGCAATCCCCAATGATACAACAAATATTATCGTAAACTCTACGGCTGGAGAGGTTAGCTTCTACGTAGGCTTCACACCAGTTGTTGTAGATGGGGAAACTGAGTATGTGTTAGTTGGTACAGAAGAAACTTTCAAACTAAAATTCGGTGTTAATCGTATTGGTAATCGTTTCTCTGAGCATAGTGTGTTAGCTACTGAAACAGGGTATAATCCCTTAGCAGCTAATAACATCAACTCAATCCTACCAACACCAGATGGCTATGTCTCTGTCACAAACATTGAAAACTTCTTTAGTGGAAGTGATGTAGAGACAGATGCAGCTTATGCAGTAAGAGCAACACAACAAGCAGATGCACCTCATAGTGGTACGCGCCCATCTATCTTAGCAGCTATCTTAGCAATTGATGAAGTTGTAGGTGCAAGCTTAGATAAGAATGTAGACAGTGCTGGTGTTGTTTCAGTAGAGCCTATTATCTTTGGTGGAGAAACAGAAGAAATTGCTCAAGTGTTATATGACACGCAACCAGCTAATAATCAGTACATTGGGGATATCTCTTACACTATAGCTACAGAGGATGGTAAAACAGAAGTTATTCAATTTAGCCGTGGAACTGATCTAAATATGTCTGTACGTGTAGAGTATAAACCTTTGAATGGTATACCTCTTGCAGCTTCAGAATTATTGGCAATACAAAACTCAGTGGAAGCAGTTAATAGTAACATCCCTGTAGGAGGTACTGTGTTTATTGGGCAACTTTCTGGTGCAGTGTTTGATGCTAATCCTCAGAGGTTCACACAGTTAGTTGTGCGGGTCAAAGAAGAAACAGACCTAAGCTACCCTGCAACACCAACAGACTTTACACCAGACCCAAGTGAACTACCAAGACTTGCTGCTGAACGTGTAGAGATCATACAAATCAATTAGGAGAAGGTATGAGTGATTTACCCGCAGCTAATCATATTCAATTAGATCCTAATTTTGTTGATGACGGTGTAGCAGAGCTTCCGCAGTTCTTACAAACTAAGAAGAATTATGAGAGGTTGGCTAGATGGTATTGTACTCGATGGGAAACTATGGACGGGGAGGTTATTAAGTTAGCCTATCTCCGCCAGTTAAATAATGCATCAGGTAAGATACTAGATATGTTAGGTGAACGTATTGGCTTGCTACGTTATGACCAGACTGACACAGAATATAAAGCCTTAATTAAGTTGAGGTCTTTTAGGCAAACAACAGGTTCAAGCAGGGCTGATATTGTTACGTTGATGAAGATATTATTCTTTGGGGAAAACCCACTGATAACTAAACGTAGAAGTCCGTTAATCATCAAAGTATCTAACACTACCACTGTATTGGATATATTTCCTTATATACACGATGCAGGGGAGGTTAAACAAACTTGGCTAAAACCTGACGGTGTTGGAAATGGGGAATATATATTCAGTGTTGTTGGTAATACCCTTACTACTTCATTGAATGGAACAACGCCTCATAACACTTACACAATGACTCTTGTGGAGGGTGTTCCTGACTCAAATAATTTCATGGAAGTTGTTATCCCTGCTAACTGTTTATCTGACAAAGACGTATCTCAGCAGCTTGAAGAGATGTTCCCTATCAATACTAACTTGTGGGCAGCTCAGACAGATGCAGTACCATTTTACTTAGTTGATTTAAAAGATATTATTGACAGTACAAACACCACAACATTGTTAGATAACTATACGCTTATTCAAGACCTCACAGGACAACGTAAAACTTGGACAAAGCCTGACACAGTAGGTTTAGGTGAATACATTATAAGTGTTACAGATGATGAGCTAACAACTACAGTAGGTGTGTATCAGATGACAGAGTTTTCAAACGGTTTATCAGATGAAAAAGAGTCTTCCGTTGAAGGGCTGTTGACAAACTGGATACATTCCTCAGCAAAGACAGTTAAGAATACATAAGCAGCAAGCGAAGCTTGTTTAATAGAATATTAAAGTCTCTTAGAGACCTTGAGGAGAATATAAATGGCAGCACCAACAGAACCAATACTATTAATAGCAACAGATAATCTAGGAGGGGATGGGTTTGTAAGTAAAGTAGCCCCTGTCTCTCCTGTTACAAATGAAGGGTATGGTAAACAAAGTTTAAATTATCAACAATTGAATTATATGTTTAACAATCAGGCTAATTGGTTGAAGTATATTACAGAAGAATTAATACCTACGCAGATAGTTGCAGCTAAGTTAGCAATGGAGCTAAGGGTTGGCACTATTATAGAAATAACAGGTGATAGCACAAACCCTGCAACATTGTATGGTTATGGTACTTGGGAATCCTTCGGTAGAGGTTTAGTTACAGTAGGTGTTGGAGAGTATACCGATGACCGAAGTGAATCCAAAACTTGGGTAGATGGGGATACGGAGGGGGAGTACAAGCACGTACAAACAGAATCTGAATTAGCCTTACATCCACATGATTTCTCTGGTACAACTGACTCTGCGGGGGCACATGACCATACTGTTAACGGACAAAACCGTTTCGTAGGAGATGCCAATGAAGATGCAGAGTTTGATTTTGATTCAGGGACGATAAGCAACGATGATGGTTCATGGTTTTCAATGCCGCAGGCAGGAGCGCATACACATCCATTCTCAGGGACAACCGATAATAGAGGTAGTAGTGCTCCAATGAATAACATTCAACCATCGATTGCAGTATATCGTTGGAAGAGAACAGCATAAGGGTAGGACATATGAAAAATTTTAAACTAATGGAACAACATGCAATAGTTAAAGCAAATCGACAAACAGCTTACTCCAAACGTACTGATCCTCTCTTAAACGAAGCACGAATTAAACGTTTAATGGGAGAGGAAGACCAAGCTGATAATCTTGAAATTAAAGCCTTAGAAGAACGATTTAAGATTCAAGCAGAATACCCTTACCCAGAAACAGAAACTAATTAAGGAGAGATTATGAGATTCTTTAAAGTACAAGAGTTAGTCTCTGAGAGCACGTACAAAGCCCGTGGAGAGCGTATGGATCTTGGGACAATGCTAACTAAAGGATGGTTATGAGACACTATTGCTATGAGATAACGAACAAAGTAAACGGTAAGATTTATGTAGGTATACACAGTTCTGAGAAAGAATTCTTAGCAACAGAATACTACGGAAGTGGTTTACTGATAAAGAGGGCAGTAGCTAAATACGGAAAAACTAAATTCACTAGGAAGGTCATCGAAGAGGCAAATTCAAGAGCACTTATAGAACACGTAGAAGAGATGATAGTAAATGAAGAATTTATAGGTAGAGAGGACACCTATAATGTAAAAACCGGAGGTGCTAATGGCCTCCTTTCAGAAGACACAAAAAATAAAATAAGAGAAGCACACAGAGGTACGAAAGCTTCTGAAGCAACTCGTGAAAAGATGAGTGAACAAAGGTCTGGTGAACTAAACCCGATGTATGGTAAAAGAGGTAAAAGTTCCCCTCTGTTTGGACGGAAAGCCTCACCAGCCACTAAACTAAAAATGAGTGAAAAGATGAGTGGCGCTAATAATCCCAATTTTGGCAAGCACCCTTCTAAGGAATCAAGGGCGAAGATGAGTAACTCTCACAAAGGTAAGACAGGATTTTACAAAGGAAAACACCTTTCAGAAGAGACAAAAGATAAAATTCGCTTGGCAAACAAAGGTAAGAAGAAACCTTTAGTTGTTTGTCCTCACTGCGGGAAAGAAGGTGGTAGGGGTGCAATGGGGCGTTGGCATTTTGATAATTGTAAGCTTAACAAAACGGAGTTTTAATAGTATGAGTTACAAATACGGAAAATCCAGTAAAGATAGGTTGGTCACATGCCACCCTGAGATACAAAGATTGTTTAATAGTTTAATAGAACACTACGACATTTCAATCTTATGTGGCTACCGAGACGAGGAGGCCCAGAGTAAGGTATTTAAAGAAGGTAAGAGTACGGTTGTATACCCTAACGGCAAACACAACTCACAGCCGTCCTTAGCGATAGATGCTGGACTATACCCTATCGATTGGTCGGATAAGGGTAGATGGTATATGTTTATAGGTATTGTTAAGGAACGTGCAAGACAACTTGGTATTAAGGTAAGATGTGGAGGCGATTGGGATTCAGATTTGAAGACTAGCGACCAAACTTTTCACGATCTTCCCCACGTAGAGTTGATCTTATAATAGGAGGTTCTAATATGCTAGGTTTTATAGGTAAATTGTTCGGTTCAGACAAAGCAGCAGCTTCATTAATAGATAACGTTTCTTCTGGAATTGATAAGCTCTATTATAGTAGCGAGGAAAAGGAAGAGGATAAAGCTAAAGCACTTCGTGACGGGAATATCGTTTATATGGAGTGGCTTAAGTCAACATCAGGTAGTGCAATTGCGAGGCGTTTTATTGCTATAGTGGTTACATTAGTCTGGGCAGCACAGTATGTTGGTAGCTTGGCTCTCTCTGCAATAGCACCTTGGATGACAGATGCAGCCACAATTGAAGCTATGATGAAGTCTGCGGATGTACTACAGAACAACGGAGAGCAAGGTAATGCTGCCTTCATGGTGGTTTTGTCGTTTTACTACTTGGGAAATAAAGGGGATTCTTTGATACAAGCAGCAGTTAGTAAGTTTAATAAAAAGAAATAATATTATAGATAAAACAAAGCCAGTTGATAATTTCTTATCAACTGGCTTTTTATTGTTTAAGTTTTAATTAACTCTAGAATGGCACGTCAGGCATTTCCTCATCAAATTCCATAGGTTCAGCATAAGTTGTAGTAGGTGCTGCTTCTTCCTTCTTAACAGGAGCAGCTTCTTTCTTAACCTCTTGCTTAGGTTGCTGCTTACCCTCTGAACGTTTTTCTAACTCTTTAGCAAAGTTAGTTTCGTCAAAGTTAATACCTTTAGGGATAGAGTAAGGTTTACCTGTTTTCTTGCTAATACCTTCAATAAGGAACTCATTTGACGTCTTGGCACGTTTCAAGTAACCAAATTTATCTTCACCTACCATACTGAACATGGTGTCTGTAAACTCAGTCATATCAAGCAAGATACCAGTGAACGGTGCAATACCTTCTTTATCCATAACCTTCGAGATTTGGGCTTCTGCTGTATATACACTCTCATCTGGCATTTCAAGGTCTTCAATCGATGATGGTTTAGAAACTGCATCGTTTAAGTAGATAGCTTCACCATTCTCACTTAAGTCCATACGAACATTGAAGTTACAAACTGCTTCGGCCACTACACCAATATCATAACCACTGTCTACAAGTTCTTTAAGACTACCTGCTGCTACACAAACCTTATGTAAGATGTTCTTATCACTAACTGGCTTATAGCTACCATCAAAAGTAATAGGACGCTGTACTGTACGGTTGAATGTATTATTCAAGCTTATACGGTAAGGTCGTAACAACGGTGTATCTGACTTACTATTAGGCATACGACTATAATCTATAAGTACTTGGGGAAAGTCTACAGCAACACCATACTCTTGTTGTGGAAAAGATGGTGATGTTTGCTTACGAACAGTCTCACTACCTTTAATAGCTTCATTGTATTGTTTAGTCCAAATGAAGTCATGTGTAGGGTTCTTAGCTTTCCAATCCAACTCTTCTTGAGAGTAGTTTTCACCATCTGATGGAAGTGCACATTTAGTATCCCACTCAGAGTCTGCAGCTTTTGGATAACCTAAGTCCATAATGAAGTTAACTTTACCAATAAGTGTTTTCTCTTTACGCTTCTTACCGTTAGGTAATTCTTTAACTTTTGCATTAAAGCAATCAAACTGGTATTGATTCCAAGCATTCCAATCTTCTTTAGAAGCTGAAGTCTGTTCGTTACCACCTGTTTGTGCTGCAGCACCTGCGTTAGCTTTACGTGAAAATGTCATATTATATTCTCCTTTGTATTATATCATTTAATTTATATTGTTCTCATAACGAGATTGTTTATATTAATGCTCACCTTCCCTCAACTACCATTCATCATTAGTTCTGGTTAATTCTCAAAAGGCGAACACTATTGTATCATAATTTGTAAGTGTTGCAAGAGTTAAAACTAATTTAATTAATATCTTTTGCAGGAGGTTTACTAATTTCTCCCTGACAATAATCTACTAACTTTGTCGTTTTATCTCTCCACACACTATACACTTGCATACCTTGTTGTGTCAACAGTTGAATCCTACAAATATCTATATTAGGAAACGTACAACCTACAACTTTACAAGGTACTGTATGTGGAAGTGTTGGTAAAAACTCCTCTACAACTTTATTCTTAAATTCTTCTGATGTTTCAAACTTTAATCTATTGTTTGCCAATTAATATACTCCACTTTTAGGATTAGGTTAATCTGTTGTTCTAAATCCTGTAACATTTGAGGGGTGAATCCTTTGTTACGGATTAAGATCTCTCGTATGTTATATTTATCTTCTGGTTGTTCTTTCATTTGGTCTCCTTTAATTCGTGATTATTATAATGGGTTAAGCTTCTCTTGTAAAGCTTTTAATTTCTCAAAAGATAATTTATCCCAAATAACCCATCCCATCTCATTATCCTGACAATAGGTGTTGTTGCAACCAAACTTAGTGTTTGTCATACGACCATACCACTTCCCCTCTTCGGTTACAGCTACATCCCCTTGAAGCAATAATACATGTCCTGTATAAGATTGTAAAGCTTTTAACATACTATCTGCACGAGCTTGTCTCCAATATAACACTTGTTGGTTATCAGTGAAGCCTTCTATTGTACAGTTATTAGCTTTACGGTCATTATTCCCATCACTGTTATTTTCACCGTTTGGTAGGTTGTATTTGCCCTCAAACGTACAATTATCCATCAAAGTTTGTCCATCGTGGCATGTAACAAACCCGATATTACGTTCCGGTAAACCATCCTTAGTGTGTACATATTGTTTTTGGTCACGTATTTGATCACGGATACTATTACTAATCCTTAAAATCCAGTCAGGGAATAGGTCACGATAGTTTCCATGTAGGTCGTAACATTCAGCAGAGAAGATTTTTGTCTTAGAATAAGTTTTCTCTAACCACTTAATTATATCTGAATTCGGGTTCAAGCTACCATTATATTCACGTAAGAGACAAGCACCTAAATCAAATCTTAACCCTGAAAAACCGATATCATCTAATAACCAACTGATAGACTTCTTAACCATCTTCAAGCTATCGGGTTCGTTCACAGCTACAGCAAAGCCACACCCATACCGGTCTGTATGGTCGTAATCTAGCTCTTTAATAGAAGCTCCAGTATGATTGTATACCACATCGCATATCACCTTAAATCCTGCACTCTCCAAAGCTTTAATAGTGTTAGTTAAAGACTTCTTAGTGCCATAATCTGGATTAAGGTTAAATAAGTCTATTGGACCGTATCCCCAATATTTACCTTTATTATCTTCAGCATTCTTGAAGATTGGCATGATTTGAATAACAGTTACACCGAGTTCCTTAAAGTGCTTTAACGCCCAAGGAGAACATAGTGCAGAGTATTTACCTCTTTTAGATTTAGCTATATTCTTATTTAACATTGAGAAACCTTTAACATGTACCTCATAAAACACTTCACGTTTGAACATTTTTACTCTCCCATATTTTCTCGAAACTTCTTTTCGGCTTTAAACATATTATAAATCTTAACCGTATTCATAACATTAGTCAAGTTTAATATTGCATTTAAATGACTCTCCGTAATATCTTTTAACTTAATGTAAACTATCTTTGGTAGACGGTTCATCTCTTTATCATAACAATTACCCCATGTGAAACGTTCACGGATCTTCTCATGTGTGTCATCTGTGTACAAGCTTAAATTTGTATACTCTTCGTCAGAGAATCCGATACGTTGATAATCCAACCCACCATCTGTGAAGTATCTGCGTCCATCTTCCTGTGTATGCTCAGAGAAATCATGTCCGTGATGGCTTACTAAGATTGTGCCGTCAGGTGTTTGAATGCTATTGTGCAATAGTTGTCGTTCCTTCCCTCCTCTTGCATTCTTACGGTTTTCTTCCATAAGTCTTTCGATTGTAGGATCGATAGGTTCATTAAATTCGATGCTGTTATTCATATCAGATCTCCATTTCAAATTGAGGTAAGCTGCCTTTAACCTCAGCTCCACTTTCATTCGTATAGTACATTACTCGCTCAATCAAAGAGTCAATCTGTACATCCCGCACAGCCAACTCAGCAGCTATATCACTCTTACTATGTAGACTTTCAGCTGTCATAGCATTGACATGTGTGAAGTAATAGTTTTTATCAAACTCGTTCTCGCAGTCTAGGCTATATGCACATCGTTGTTTGTATTGTTTCATAACTCCTCCTTAATAAAAGTCATTATCTTTGCAATACAACACAAAAGCTTCACTAACCTCTCTCCCTCGTGGTGTGTCGATAACCATGTCAGGTGCGTTGTTAGTTTGGTTGAGGTTAAACTTATTAATTGCAATTTGGTAAGCTTGTTCAATTGTCATTTCTGGTGACATATTAGTAGTTTGTTTCATAGTGGTTCTCCTTTAGTATTATCTTTTCAAAAATGTTTGCTGATTCAATAAACACATCTTACACAAACACTATTACAAATTCAACATTTATTTAAAAACTTTTATAACTTCTTGCTGCGTCATTCCAAGCTTGGCAATATACAGTTGATAATTCTTCAACCATAGCACTCTTCCAGTGTGAGATAAAATTGTTTACTCCAAGAGAATAATCAGCTTCTGTGATAAGGATATCGTAGCTGTCTGATAGTAGCTTAATGAAGCCGTGAAAACAAGGGGTGTTGGTTGTCATAGTGTTTCTCCTAATTCGTTTCTCTATTTGATGAGGTGATTATATATTCGCAGCTAATCTATGTCAACAAAGATATGCTATTTATTTGAATATTTATTAATGTGTAGGGAGGAAGAGTGGTTTACAATTTGATACAGGATAGGTGTTATTTTGTAGACATGCTATCCCTTTGTGAGGATAAGAAGGGGTTTATCCTTTGTAGGGGATATTGTGCGTTAGTGGGGTGTTATGTAAGGGATTTGTATAGGAAAGGGAAAATATACTTTCAGAAAAGGGGTAGTTGTGAAAAGGGTGTTTGCTTTTGGGAGAGGGTAAACTTTAGGAAAGAAATACTTTAGGGAGGGTGGTACACTTAGGAAAGGTAACTTTGGGGAGAGGAAAACAGCCTGTAAACTGTAAGTGGGGTTTACAGGCTGTGGGTTGTTATTTATTTAATGTAGTAGGTCATCCAATGATCATCAGCAATAGCACCATAGGGGTGTGCGAGGCGGTAAAATTCTTCTTTATCACCATCTTCCATAGAGCAAACAAGCTCTTTTAACTCTTGCCATAGTTCCTTGTCAAAGGTTGTTTTAGGTTCATAAGATTCATCCTCTTCGTACTTATCCCATTCTAATTTATTATAACCTGCACTGGAGTAATCAGCGTATAGTTCTTGGTTAGTTGGGTCGCTACCTGTGTATATCAAGCACAAACCATTAATAATATGTTTCATGGAGCATTCATCTCGATCTCCTCTATTGTAAATTCGTTGCAATAAGTAACCAGCTTGCTCAAGAGGTTCTATTCCATCTTCATCATCACAGTATTCACAAGGAGTGGTGTTAAGTTCGTTAATATCAGTTCCACAAGGAAACTCGGTATTAGCTTCGTCTACACAACCACACTCACTAATAACTAAGTATTCAAATGTAAATCCGTACTCACCTAATTCCTCTTTAGGGATAACCTGCTCATAACTAACTTTAGCAGAAATGAATGCACCAGTATCTTCATTGAAGGTTGCCTCTTCTTTAGTGAAAGTAATATCAGAGATAATCTCATCAGCGTTGATAGAATTCTCCCAAGTATCCCAACCTAACCCACTGTGATTTAGTTGTTCAAAGTTAACATTTAAACACTCTGTATCAGCTTGTGTTACACCATTAGGTAGATTATCGGAAGCATCGTTTGCAATGATCATACTTCCACCACAAGCGTCTACGATACGCCAAGCGGAGGTGTCACGTAGTGTTGTTAAGATTGGATGCCCGTCCACAAGGTTTTGTGCAATTTGGTAAATGATCTCTAAGTTAGTTTTGTTCATTTTGTTCTCCTTTGTTTAAATTAAATTCTAAGTCAATTGGGTCTGTTATTTTTCTACGACTACGTTTATTAACTATACTACTAAGAGATGTTCTAGGTACATTAAAAGCTCTGGCAGTTTCCCCAACTTTTCCGGTCTCTTTGTAAACTCTATACATTGCAATTACAAACTCATCAGATTTAACGTCTATAGAGGTTTTAACTTTTGTTCTGTAATCCATCTGTCCATTGTCATGAGCATCCAGAATATTATCTCGTTCTGTACACCACTCTAACACTGCAGCTCTATTATCATGTTTACCTAGACCATCCCGAGTATGGTTCACTTGAGGCAAGTTCTTTGGGTTAGGTATAAAGTATTTAGCTACTAGTCTATGCACATAGAAGTTAATTGTTTTATACTTACCATTCTCCCCTTTACCTCCACTTAATGCAAATTTCTTATAACCATTTCCATTGTCAGTTATAGTCCTAATAAATACACGACCATCTTTATAACGTCTGCTTATACTTTTTAACCTACCATAGTTACTTATCCAATTGGCATCTAACTCATCTATAGGTAACCATACTTCTTCTGGTAGTTGAAGGTTGCTTATATACATATTAATATCATTCCAATCGATATCTTCTTTACTGTTTGGTTTTATCGTACTCATCTTTCAAAATCTCCATAATATTATCAGGCACAACTACTACGCCTGTGGGTAACTTGTACGCACCTTTAATCTTCCCTGCCTTGAAATGGTTCCAAGCCGTTTTGTAGGTGCAACCTATCAGTTTAGAATATTCTTTCAGTTTCATATTTTACTCCTTGTATTAATTGTAACATGGAAAAGTATAGAAACCTACCCTTTTCCATAGAAATTTATATTAATGAATTGCCCAATAGTTGTCCCCTACCTTACACCCTGCATTTAACTCTATATTAAAAGAGGGGAGGTCATTACCAGTAAACCATTTAGATTCACTCTTATGCCATTCATGTAGTGCTATAGACGCTTCGTAATAACTGGTATTCATTAAATCTTTTACATCCTCTACTACATCATCTGCACACTCTACTGTATACTCATCCATCGTTTAATGATTACGTTACTAATCACCTACACCATTACGTGTTACTATAAATTTTCATCTATAGGTCGGAACATCTCACCATCTGGAGTAATCTCAACAGATGCCTTGCACTTCGGGAGGTCAATAACTTACCTTCCCTACGGAGTATATCTCCTGTCCTCTGAACCTTCAATTAAGCTTGGCTGCTGATTACCATCTACTAACATTTATAAAGACTTTCACAAACGTTTATAAACATCTAGTTAAGGTTTCCAGTCAATTCACAAAGTTATTCAAATCACCTCACGATGATAGGCCACAATTTATTTATGGTATGATAATATACGGTGAGCGTCTAATCCTAATCTTTTAGATTCTCTGTTGAAATAAAGCTCTGCCCATTTCTGACACGCAGCTTCAGTTCCTTGGTCAAGATAATTAAAGCGAGCATGAGGTGATGAACAAAAGACATAGTATCCGAAAGGAAGCTCAATATACCCTCCTCGTCCTCTTTTATTTTTCTCACACATAGCTTCTAGTATCTCAATAGGTCTGTCTAAACCTATATTTTGTAAGAAGGCATTCTTTTTCTGATTACCTAAATCTTCTGCAATATCTAACATAGTTGCGAGCTTCTTTCCGCTGCATCCAAAAATTGTTCCAAAAGTTCCTGCCTTGCTTCTCTTGCGTCTTAGCCCTAGTGTATGAATAAGCTCTTGGTCTTGGGTCTTTACTGCACGTTGCCACTCTTCTTGAGAGATAAGTTCAAATGCTCTACTGTTTGCACAGTGACCACTCTCTCCTATGTACCAAGGTTCTCCTGTGTCAGGGTGATTAATCTCGTTACCCTTGTCATCAACCTTAAATTCTTGTCCATAACAAACACTCTTAAAATAATCGTAATTGTTGGCATAATATGCCGCTATGGAAAGCTGTGCGCTGTTCATGTCTGACGAAACCAGCTTACGACCTTCAGGAGAAACAATAATCCTACGAATTTCCTCACCATACAAACTACCAGCTCCAGGCGGATTTACCCAATTTCTATGTGAACTCCTTAAAGTCCCACAAGAAGAAGCATTTACCCCACAAGGAATACGACCATCTTCCCTAACACTTGCCAAAATTCCTTTGTTATCAGGATCTTTTGGGTTCAAAATAAAACGTCTACGGTGCATTGTGGTATTGTACTCCCCAACCATCTTACCTGTTTCGTCCTCCAATTGTTTATAATCTTTTTCACCAATTTTGGGGCTGGTCACCATCGCCTCTCCCTTCTTGATATCAAAATGTAACTGGTTTTCATAAGAAGCTTTAGGTGGGTAATGTACTGTTGTGTCAAATTCAGCTTTAACAATACCGTTCTCATCTTTTTTGAGATTCCATTCTTGTACCTTTTTAATACCACTCTTAATCAACATACCTTTTACAACTTCATGCTGTGTCAGTTTAGACTCTAAGAACTTAACTTTAGTATGAGCACCTACAATAATATCTACATCTTCTTGTTGAACATCAAAGTACTCGCACGTATTTTTATTGAGTAGTTTAGTCTCAATTATAATCTTATCAATATCCCAATCTTTCGGTTTTGTATCAGGGTGATTTTCTTTAATCCATTTAGTAAGCTCTGCTTTCTTAATATATGTAGGAGATTCTCCATAACTAATATTAAACCCTGAATACTGATTAACCTTCTTGGTAGTGTGAAAGTTCATAGTAGGTTTATAATAAGGTTTAACAATATCTGTGATTGTTTCTCCATTACGTTTAACCTGTTGTGTTTGGTCAACAATACCTTTTGTGTTCATGCCAAACAACTCAGCTATAGCTTTTCTACCAACCTTCATACCACTAACTTTAACTGTAGGTGGTAATTTTGGTTCAATTGTCTTTTCTAAGAAATCGCAACGCTCATCCCATGTAGCTACACAGCGATTCATATGGTCTATATCTACAGCTGCTCCAGTTACTTCCTGCTCTTGGCAAGTTGCAACATATTTATGCTCCATTTCAAGAGCTTTAGTCAAATCCACACCCATAGCTTTTAACATTTCATGCTCTTTCTGTAAGTATATAGATGTCTTTCGTTGGATACGACAATCTTCAATTACCCTGTGGCATATGTAGGGAGTAAATACCTTCCAGTCCGTTACTGGAGGCTTCTTGACACCAAAACGAACACCATACGGGTCTAAACCGTGGATACCTTTAGCGCCTTTCACTGCAGGTCTATCAAACCACGCAAGTTTACTTTGAATAAAAGTATCATTCCACTTTTCCAATGGAATTTGGCACTTAGGTAGGACTTTCTCCAAAATCGGTTTATCATAACCCATACAGTTGTGGATAAAGAATTGCCCTTTTTTACTCTGGCCTACTCTGTACCAAGTACGAAAACCTTCTATTAGACTTCCAGCTCTAGGTGCAATAGTGTATTCCTTTTTATCAACATCATCCCATACTTTTGCATTGTCAAACTCTGGTCGGTCGTGGAAAAGTAAAACAACTTCTTCTTGTAATTCCTCATCAAACACTATAGAGCATAAGCAATGTATATTGTCTAAACTGTTAACTACAGGCCATAACCCTTGTGTCTCCAAATCCGAATGGTGATCGACTTCAAGGTAATCTTTTAAGCGTTTTTTATCAAACGGTTGCATAGTCAGTCTCCACTGTGTATAGGTTCTTCAGTATTAAAGCTATACGTTGGTCTGATTGTTCTTCCGCTAATCTCAAACCATGTTCGTGCTTTCTTGCCTTCCAAGCTAAGTGTGCTTCTATCTCGGTAGTATATGTACCTATAACCTCTTCCTTTTTTGTAGTATTAAAAGGGTTACTACACCTTGCTTTGAATTTACCAGAGGAGGTAATACTAACACCTAACATATACTTTCCTCGCGCCTTAGCATGGTCTGTTGGGAATTTATTGACACCTTGTGTGATAAATACGCAAGTAATAGGGTTGTAGATTTTATTACCCTTTACTAAAAAGTCCTTATCTAATTGTTTACCTTTCCAATCTTGGGAAACCATCCAAGATTTAAATATACTAAAGGTTTTCCAATCTTCGCAGACGGTGCAGCCTAAATACTTAGTATTCTTTTTTATATGAGATGGTGCATAACAACGGTTTATTATACTTTCCCATACAGCATAATAAGGGCACTTCCAAACTTGTTTATACTGCCACCCACCACTTGGTAACCTGTTTCCAGTCTTTTCAAATTTCTGTTGCACGTAGTCCGAGTCGTTAATACCAACACCAGCTAACAAAGTCTTTAACTTTTCTTTCATAAGTTTCCTCTTAATTCATCAGTTAATTTTAAAATAAAGTAATTCTATTGTTCTAAGAATACTAACTCGTTCTCTAAGTCTTCTATTTTATTTTCGTAAGCTTCAACCGTACCTCCATGATAGAGGAACAGTCCTCGTTCTTGCTTTACTTTAAAGAGTTTACTACGTACCTCAGAAATCTTGGTATCATCACGAGGGTCGTCTATCTCCCAATTATCATTAAGTTTTAGTTTACTCATAAAGATTACCTCCTATTTATAGTTTTTATTACTATAACACCACTCCATTGCCCATGTCAATATTAAAACTGTCTACAGGCAGCTCTTTCTTATCTTGCTTGCTTCCTTTCTTCTTATCCTTATTCCTATCAAAAGGATTCACATCTAAATCATAACCTACAGGTAACTCTTCGGGATGATCCTTAAAATATGTTTTTAAGTCATACATAGTGTGACTATCTAAATGATAGTACCAACTGCCTACTCTACCAGTGATTCCTGTCCAACGGCACTTACCTAATGTGATGTAAGTTGTGTTCTTAGCAATCTCACTTTCGGCATATTTATCACGGGACATAAACACGTTAGCACCTGCACTCTTAACTATGGCTGATATTCCGTGAACATCGTCTTCAGATAATTCACGTAAGATACGATTACCGTCTTTATCTGTACTTGTGTTACCTTTTCGTACATGACATACGTTGTGAAAAGTAACACCTTTTTTTAACACACCTTTCATCCATTTTAGAAATGAGTTCTGTTGATCCATACTAACACCTTCAAATAAATCTTGGATAGGGTCAATAATTAGTACACGACAACCATGCTTATTAATCAACATTTCGCATTGAACTTTAACTTGTTCTAAATCTCCATCACGTTCATCTAATATTACAAACCGTGGCTCCCCTTCCTCTGTCATACTTAAACGTTTACGTGCTTCTATAACATGAGGAAGTTTTAAGAAATCCACAGCCTCTTGTGGTGTCTCGAATAAATTAATTTTCTTCCCAACCTCACGACTAAGCATAGCAATCATATACTGAGCACCTGTAAGCTCAAGGGAGAGTATACCTACTTTATAAGGACTTGTGTATACCCAATGACGAATAGCTTCATTTATTAAAGTTGATTTTCCAATTCCAGACTCCGCAATCCAATTGATAATATACCCTAAAGGTACTTTCCCTGCCATCTTCTTTTGCAGATCTGACATAAAATCTGGTAGAGACATTCCTGGACGCATCAATTCTTCTTCTATTTCTGCATCAGCTTCTGTGGAGGTTATAATACCATCCCTGACATAAGGTTTAGCATTATAGAAGTCTCGTAAAGCTTGGTTTGAGTAATCTTTACCTTCCTTATTGTATATGGCAGCATTAGGGTCTTTATGCGACCATCGAATTATACGTATTTTCTCTTTAGGGAATATTTGAGCTATTTCCTCCATAGCAGCTAAACCTACTTCATCATTATCTAAACCTAAGTAAATATTCTCCGCAGTATTAATGAAGTCATAGTTAGCTCTAATCTGTTTGAGCGCACTAGCTTCCCCAGTTGTTGGACTAACAATTGGCATTGGGAGATAGCCTTCTAAATCAAGACCCTTAGCTTTAGCAGTAGAACGTCTCTTCTTCTGCGCCTCCTCAAATATTTGGTAAAAAGCTGTTTTATCTTCTTCCCCTCCACAAATTACAATATCACGGAACTGTTGTCCTTGGAACTTAACCTGCCCACTGAGGTCGCTGCTAATACCAGTGAGACCTAAATTCTCTCTTCCGAATAACTTGCCCTCAAAAGTCCTACTCTTATACCCCATCAAAACACCATCTTTAGTTTCAGGATAAAAACGAGCAAGTGGTGTTCCTTTTGAGTCTAACTTAGTTAAATGTCCAAAAAATTGACAGTACACGTCCTTAAGGTTACGCTCACCTTTCCCCTCATAACCGTAAGCTAATGCTTTCCGTATTTCTTCTTTAGTAATCTTCTCTCTCTTAGGTAACTTCTTAAAAGTTTTCTTCTCAGTAACAATACCACCTTCTACTCCAAACTCTGCAGCGTGACTTGAACTATGAAAAGCTTCTTTACCAAACGCTTGAGAACAGCTATAGCAATAACCTGTATAGTATGTCTCCCCATCTGAGGTAGTGTTCTCGTAAGCTGAAAGTGCATTACTCGACTGGCAGTCATTGTATTCATTTTTTCCATTCTTTATTCCGGACTCTTTCATTTCAGAAGCAATACAATACATCTCACCTTGTACTCTACTGGATTCAATATCTTCGTAATCTTTCATTCAATTATCTCCTATTCATGGTATAATTAAGTATACACTCTTAATTATAAAAGGCAACTGTATTATGTTTATTAATTATTTAAACAAATTAGATTTAACTTATGTCTCTAATGTTACCGAAGAACTTATAGAAAATCAACTATCAATTAAACAATTTCATAATAAAAGATACTATGCTAAGTATTCAGGTAAGCATCTTAAAGTTCTTGAGCTAACTTTAGCATGGGAATTATTTAAAAGCAAGAGTAAGGTTATTAGTTATGATAAATAAAGAAGATAGTTTTATTGGTAGTAATTTTGATACACCTAAAGGAGGTGTCATTACTGTAGTAGGTATTAGTACGAGTCCTAGAGTTGATGGACATAAAAAGTACCTCTGTGAATGTTCTATTTGTAGTAAGGATACTGAGTTGTTCCCTGATTTATTTGAGAGTGTGAAGAGAGGGTTGACTGGTAGTAAAAGTAGAAAACCTAGGGTAATTTGTGGTTGCACTAAGTTCAAATGGAGTGAATCACAACAAGTGATATTGGTGAAAAGAGAAGCTGCCTTAAGAGGTTATACTTTTAGTGGGTGGAGTGGTGTATTTAAAGGTGCTAAAACTAAACTTCACCTTTACAATCCTGTTACGGGAAATTCATGGGATTCTACCACTATAAATAATTTTAACGAGGGGAACGGTGACCCTACTTTTCGTATGAATGGAGGTAATGGTTATTATCCTGAAAGGGTGGAGGAGACCGATTACCTTTATGTTTTGGATTTTCTAACTCCTTACAAGGTAGGACGAACTTTTAATCTGAAAGAGCGTAGGAAGAATTTAAAAACAGAAGCACACCTTCCCAATAAACCAGAAGTTCTCCAACTCTACACAGCCACTCACCAAACTATTTACGATACAGAGCAAGCTATACATGCTGAACTACGTGAGAGAGGATTCCAGCACTACTGTAACTGGACTAATGAGTGCTTTACTAAAGATTGCTGGCATATACTTCAAGAAATATTAGAAGATTATGTTAGTTCAGGTACATTAGAGAGAGTTACATAAAGACACCTTAGAGGGAGGTGAGAATCCTTCCTCTAACAATAAACTTTCAACAAGAGCAACTGATTTCAGCAACTATCTCAGCCACTCTAATTGAAAGTTCACCTTACCCTACAATAACCCACTACACCACTTCTCAAACTCACATAAGTCTACACTATCACAAATATGCTCACCTTCATAACTAATATAAACAACTTTAACATAAACATCATTAAAGCTCACCTCAGCTAAATCCGTTGCATCAAATTTGCAAAACTTAGATAAGAACTCTTCCTCATTATCGTAGATGATAGTACATAACTTATTTGTGATTTCTTTCAAGGTATTGAATTGCAAATGCCCTTCTTTATCATCAC